AAAGGATTTATAAAGAAATAAAAACGACACCAGTATGTCGTAATATTAAAAAGCATTGATTAAAAAAGATTATAGAGGAAATTAGAAAAAAATTTGAAAAGGAGAATGACAAAAATGGATAAGTTAGAAATATTTATAAGAAATAATTTAAAAGAAATAGTAGATGATTATTTTAATATTTACACTGATAATATTGAAATTTCATTAAAACAAAAAATATTAAAAATAGATAATAATGATTACAGTTATAAATTAGATGACTTAATTTTATATGTAGAGTCGACTTTTAAAGGATTTACTGAAATTAAAGAAATAAAAATTTTTGCTGAAAATGAAAGATTTAAAGATTTTAATTTCAAAGAAGGATATGCTTATTGGAAAACACAATTTGGAGAATTTGCTACAAGTGGTTGGGAGTGTAATAATAATATTTATGTGTATGAGTACAAGAACAACAATTGGAATGGTAGTTGGAAAACAATAGAAGAGGACAAAGAAATTGTCCTTGATAAAATAAATGATTACTTGGAAGATATAGACTTAAAAAAAGCAAGAAAAGAAGCAGAAACTAAAAAAGATGAATTATATATTATAGAAAATGGAGAAAGTTTAAATTTTACAGACGTGATTCCCGGAAGATTTTCAGATAATGGTGGAGATTATGGATTCTCCAGTCATTATAAGGCTATAGAGCCTGGAATTTACGAATATTCAACATCTTGTACGTGCGATTTTGACGCATGCGGGACAGGCTATAAAGGATTAGTTGTTCTCACAATAAAAGATGTAGAAAGATTGACAAAAAAAGAAAAAGAAATATATAAAGAAGGTTGTAAATATTAAATAGATTAAAATAATTAAAAGCCCAAAAGGGCTTTATTTTTTGTGTAAAATTCTAAATATTTCATACTTTCCAACAATATCAAACCTTTTCCGTTCTTTATGCTTATCAATATTCAATCTCCATGCCTGATCAATTGTATCTATATCAAATCGATCTAAAAAAGATAATGCAACCTGTATAACATCCATCAGCTCACATGCCTTTTTTAGTGTATCATCTTCAATTAAAAATTCTTCTATTTCTTCTATTAGCTTGTTTGACTGCAATTGGTCAAATTCATCTATTTCAATTTTTGAATAATCCAAGACTGGCAATTTGATTATTTGATTTAAATTTTTCATATTTTATTTTACCTCGAATAGTTTAATATATGCCTCTATGCCTAATTTTTTTAATTCTTTTACTCTATTTTCTGCATTTTCTTTCTCTGAAAAGCTTCCAGCTATTACCCTGTATAAAATATTTTTTTTAACATTTTCTACTTTTACAATTGCTATATATTTTATTTCAAGATATTCCAATATTCCTTTAGCAATTGCAATTCCAATAATTTCAATATTTGCAACTATCCAAACTGCATCATCTTTATTATCATGATATGCAATTTCGATTAATGCCGCCGGCGCTTCTGTATATGCTAATTCATAGATGTGTTTATTTTCACCATAAAAATTATGTCCTTGCTTTATTCCTCTATCAGATGTTGGAGTAAGTGGAGCAATCTTGGAATAGACAGCTTTTGCAAGTTTTTCACCATGTCCACCAAATTTATTACAAAATATTTCACATCCTTTACCACCACCAGCATTTGAATGCATAGCAAAGTGTATAGTTGGATTACATGCATTACTATCCTGTACAATTTGCTTTATTGACATATTAGTTTTGTTTCGAAAAGTTATAACTCCATGTCTCTTTAATTCTTTTTCAACCACATCACAAACTTGATTCATTCTGTATTCTTCTGTTCCATAGCTGCCTATTCCTATATTATTTTCCTGAGCGGATGGACTTAAATATACACTTTTCATTTATTCACCTTCTTTTCTTTACTTATCTGCCCTAAAATACTTTTTAACTTTTCAGGTACTGGCAACCCTATTTTCACACTATTCTCAATTATGCTTATGCCTTCATTTGATAAATAAAAAAATATAACCATTGTTCGAATAGCTTCACCATTTTGTATTATGTTGCAATCCGCTAGATTAGCCATTCCAACAAGGGCAAAAATAGTAACTTTTTTGAATATCCCTCTAAATCCTATTTTACTTGATATTTTTCTTTCGACTATAGCAAGCATAACACCTGTAACATAGTCTATTGCTATAAATGCGATTAAAGCATAAATAAATCCATCATACCCTCCTAAAAACCATCCAAAAAAGCTGCCTACCAGTGCAAAAAATACACTTATTGCGTTTGTTATTTTCATTTGTAAATTTCTCCTAGTTTAATTTTGTAATTTTCATGTAACTATTTGCAGAAACCACAGTGTCGCTTGATTGAGCTGTATTCTGAGCCCATTGAAATTGAAGTGTTCCAACTGCTGTAGTTTTTACTAAGAATTTTTCTGTTATATAGCTTGCCGTACTTCCATCAGTGCCATATGAAACCTCTGTAACTAAGTTATGTTGACTTGCTCTCATGTTTGTGTCTGCGTTCCCAGCTGTTGAAGTTGACGGACCTAAACATGCTCTAGTTGTTAATTGTTCAACTCCACCAGTGACCGCCCAAGCTGTTTTAAAGTCAGCATTTGCAGCTCCCGAACATGCTATTTTTGTTTCGATTTCATATATTCCATTTTCATCAAGCTGTACAAGGAAATCATCATCATTTTGTATGACAGATGAATTATTTACTGTCTCGATTGCAGATTTTATTATGTATCTTACTTTTTCTTCTTGAAAATGAAATCCTTGTGAATGTGTTAAAACAAAATCAGTTATAAGGCTATAACTTTCATCATCCATAGAACCTAGATACAAACAACCATCATCTGTAATTGTTGTTGTATGTTCTAGTGTTTTAGTAATTCCATGTAGTTTTGCAATTGCTCTTACAGTTGTTCCATTTTTTTCAAAAGTAAGTTCTAGCTCATCTCCAAGAGCAAATGTTTCTGAAAAAGTTACTGAATCTGATGAATCAACACCAGCTTCTGCCCAATACATTCTTAATGTATTTGAATACATTCCAACTTGTATAATGTTATCTTCGTCTACATACCATACAAGATTTTGACTTTCACTAGTATAATTACATATCATTTTACATTTAAAAATAAAATTAGATCTGTCGCAATAACTCAAATGCAACATAGCAGAATAACCAGCGGGATTTATATTTTGAATACAAAGCTTGTTGTATTTTCTATCATAATAAAGACAATAATAATCATATTCTATATCAAATAAATTCTCCCATGCTGTTCCGGAATACAATTGAAAAGGATTATAATACCCTGGATTGTCTGCATCTTCCCTGATTAACTGTGCATATTGAAAAGATACATATTCATTTTGTTGATTTGCGTTAGAATACCACTCACAACGAATATATGTTATATTATCCCATCCGAGAGGGTTATTTTCAGAGAATGCACTTTTTGCAATAGTTATATAATTCCATCCAGTACTTAAGCTTGCAGCAGCAGTGATTTTATAATAATTATCTACATTATCAGTGCCTAGCTTAAAATATAAATTAGTCAATGCTGCCACATCAGAAATATAGACAACTAATAGTATTAAATCATCCGTACTGCTAGCGTCTCCATTTGGAAACACTGTCAAATCAAGAGTACAAGCTTTAAACATGCATAAATAACCAGCTGTATTATCTGGCTCTAATAACTTTACAGACTGCTTATGCATAAGATAATTAGTTGTATCATTTGAAATAGTTCCTCCTACTGCCATAGTCCAATCTGTAGAATCGTCAAAAGCTTCTATTTCTTTTGTATTGCACTGATACATAGTGTTGAGATAATCAGATAGTCTAAATGATTGACTACGCCTTAATTCTTCATCCACTAAAGCCATTTTATTTTCTATGTTATTTAGATTTGTTTGATTGATTGCCGGAATTGTAGTATTTACATATGTAGTTTCTGTATAATCACCAAAATTAGCCATTTTTCACCTTCTTAATATTTCTTACTGGTAATTTACTTCTATCTTGTTTGCCAATTTTTATACACTGCCCATTTTTATTTTTGTGCTGTAACTTTGTAATCTTAGCAGTTACAGCCATTACATTAAATTTTTCTTTTGTGATTTTATCTTCTTTTTCAAATTCAATAGAATCAACAGAATAAATTTTTATTGGGCATTCTTTTATCAAGTTTAATATTTCAAGGCCAAAGCTTGCTAAAATATTATCTTTGTAATTTATATCATCTTCTTTAATCTTGTATTCTTTTCTAAATTCGTCCATTTTAAACCACCTTATATTTCTTCTACAATCATTTGTATATCATGTTCATATATATTCCCTAAGTCAGTAGTAACTTTTGCTGTTATTTTGTATGTCATATTGTTAGTTCCTGATTTTACAGTTATATATACACTACTATCAGCAAAACTGCTAGTATCTATAATAGTATTATCTTCTGTATTAGCTAAATAACCTTTTACAGATATACTTGATATTGTTTCAATGCTTGTAATTACATTTGTAAAATCTATTTCAATTTGATATTTTTCACTTGGTTGTTTGCAAAAACTTTCCATTCCTACCTCCTAGGAACTATAAATTTTAATTTTCTTTTTGGAACTGTAAATTTTGTTTTTCTTTCCAAAACTATAAATTTTAATTTTCTTTTTGGAACTATAAATACTTTTGTAGATGTATTTATAATTGTTTCTATAGCAGGTATTAATGCAAAAATATTTATATTAGCTGTATTTTCTACTATTTGAGTAGTATTTATTTTTATTGATGATATTAATGCTTTTAATTGCACTATAGCTGTTTCTAATTCTATTGTTGTATCTATTTTTATTGTTGGTATTTTTGAAGATATAACTACATTAGAAGCATTCTCTATTATCTGAGTAGTATTTATTTTTATTATTGGATTCAATGTCTTTAGTTGTATTTTTGCAGATTCTAAAGCTACAATAATTCCTGTTTTTATAGTTGGAGATAATGTAGCTATATTAATGTTTGGCGTGTTTTCTACTGTACAAGTTACGTTTGTTACTCCACTTGTTGTTGTAATTGTTGGTATTTTAGCACTTATGTTTGTATTTGCTGTTGGAGCTTCAATTAGTGCTGATTGAATTGCATTAAAATTGTATGTTGCTGTATAGTTAGCTTGCCACCACGTCTTAGTTGTGCTAGGGTCTTCTGCGTATATATCGCCTTTTGTTCCGCTTATCATACAATTTAAAAGAACGCTTGTTCCGTAACTTGTAGTTATATTTTTGTTTATGAATGATGCCAAATTTGCATTGTAAGCAAAAGCACCATTACCAATAATTGTTACATTATATAATATTACACTGATAATATTGTTATTTTGAAAACAACTATTTTTAATTTCTACAATCGTACTAGGAAATATAACACTTGTTAAACCAGAATTATAAAACAATGCATATGGTATAGTAGTTACGCCTTCGCCTATTGTTAATCCGTCTGCTATACTGCAATTATAAAATATAGCGTCTGTAGCAATATATGTACCTTCATATGTTGTCAAATCAGCATCTAAATTGACTCTAATTCCTGGATTACTGTAAAATGCTTTTTTTTCTATATATATAGGGTTATCAAATGTTACGCTTGATATTGAGTTTGTATGAAAAGCACTTCTGCTTATTGTAGTCAGCGTACTAGGAAATGTAACACTTGTTAAACCAGAACTATAAAACAATGCATATGGTATAGTAGTTACGCCTTCGCTTATTGTTAATCCGTCCGCTATGCTACAAGCACCAAATATAGCATCTGTAGTAGAGGCTATTGTTGAGTCTGTTGTAACATCAGCATTTAAATTTACATCAATACCAGAATTATTGTAAAACGAACTTTTACCTAAATATACAGAATTATTAAAAGTAACACTTGCTAAACTTTTAGCTTTAAACGCATTAGCAGCAATGCTAGTTACAGGATAAGTATCTAATGTAGCAGGTATTATTGGATTATAACCATAACTACTACTAGTTGGGTCATAATTTGTAATTGTAGCATTGCCACCACTTTCTGTATAAGTAAATCCGTTTGATACAGCCATACTACCCCTCTATTCCATTGTGAAAGTTAATATTCCATCACTATTAATTTCTATAATAAAATCACCAAGATTACTTATTTTGTCTTCTCCAAAATCAATGTAACAAATAAGTGGTTTTGCTGAATCTTCAACAGGAGTGTCATCATATATAACTGCATATCTAGCAGTTATAGTACTACTAGACCACGTTACATCATCTGCATCAAGTTTTAATACATTTGTAGCTCCTGTATAAGTTATTGACTTATTTGCCAATGTAGCTCCACCAGCTGTATAACCATCACCACTTACTTCATTTGTTACATCATCTTTATACTCATGTGTATCTTGATTTGGTGTATAGCTACTTGTACATAACATAATTTTTATAGTATCACTATCCCAATCAATCTCTTTATTTAGTGCCTTTCCTGCAAAATTTCCATATGCATAAGCTGTTACTGCCATATTATCACTTCCTTTAGCTAATTGTATCTATTCGACTAATTAATAACTCTATTCCACTTGCTTTAGTTCCGTAATTCCAGAGTACATGAGATATTAATCTCCCTGTATCTGCTGTTGCTGTTGCTGTATTTCCTGCAAATATACCTAATTCTTGTATATCTTCTCCATTTGCATCCGTATCTGTTATGTAAAATTCACTTGTTACAATACCTGTAGCACTATAAGCTTGTGATACATAAGCAGTCCTAAACACTTCACTTCCTAAAGTTGTGTCAGTTGCTGCTACTGCTGTGTTATCATCTCCTATAGCCATGTATTTAATCCAGAGATTCGGAGCAATGCCCATAAAAATTTTTGCTTCTGATTCTAGACAGATATTTGTAATTAAATTATGTATTTCGTCGATCTGCCTAAATTTATTATCTTTATATATTTTTTTTTCAAAAATTCTAAATATTCCAGTATGTAATTTTTTTTCTTTAAATTTATAAATCATAATTTCTCCTAATCAGTCACATTGTCTGTGTCAGTGCTAGAATTGTTTGGATAGAGGTCATCAGCTGGATAGAGGTCATCAGCTGGATAGAGCAAATCATCATAGATAGTAATATCGTATTCACCTGCATGAGTATGAGTTTCGCTATCTTCCTTTAAATCTATTACAATTTCATTGTCATCAAGAGTAATCTTTTCAGGCTGCAATAAATTTTTGAAGAATTCTTCCCATCCACCAAGTTCACTACCATCCATCATTGTATATGTATAGACTATGTTTGCATGATTAATTACGTCACTTTTCCAGACACAAGACTCTACAAGAAATGTTTCATTTGCCATCCCTCTTAAACTGTCTGTTATACTCATTTGTTCCATAGTGTTGTAATCATGGCTATATAGATCAAATTGGATAGTGTCGCTTATTTCTGCATACTTCTCTATTAGACTCCTAGCATATGTCAAGGCATCATATTTATTTTGAAGTAAATTATTCTCGACATAGTGTTCATACAACCCACGACTAGTCATTTCAGCAGCGTTTTTATATATGACTAATAACGGTATAAGTGGTTTGTAACTTATTCTTATCCTGTCTCCACCTGCATAATCAAGAGCTGTGCCAGAATCATTTTGTGAAAATTGTTGACTATTATAAGTCCATAAATAATCATAATCAGAGTCCGAATCAAGTCCTAACACTCCAACGGTTGCTTCTGTCCATGTTACTCCACTATTGGCTGATATCTCTATTTTAGGAGCTTCTGCAATTTTATATTTTGTTGTATATGTCCTTATGTTTCCATCAGGATAAGGGCTTGGTGTTTCATTTATCCTCAATTCACCTATATAAGGACTTCCTTTTACAATTTGATAATTCCTGTAATTAGCCATATTCCTAGTTCTAGACATGTTTAAAAATTTTGTTGTATTTCTGTTAAAAGGAATAGAGCTGACTACATAGCCTATTGTATGAAAGTGTAAAGCCTTGTTTTTATCTATGTTCCAAATGTAATTTCCGAATTGACATAATTTGTTAAAGCATTCAGACAATGTAAGATAATTGAATGCTATATAATTTAAAACTGGCAATCCAGTTTCAATTGTACCTTCTGTAATACTAAAATCATAAGTGCTATCTGTAGAATTATTTAAATATCTAGTTCTTAAATCCTTTACAATGTAGTCTATAGCTTTGTTTTCATATACTATCTTTGCTTTTGGCTGATTTGCTACCCTTGTAAAGTCTTCTAGCCTGCAACTATAAAATAATGTATTTTGGATTTCTTCTATATCCTGGCTATATGTAAGCAGTCCAGCATGTAGCAAATTTAAGTCTTTATCATAAAAATAACACTCATTTCCACATTCAATAGTCTGTCCTTTTGCATTTTTTATTTTAAAAGTCATTACGTTAACATTATTGATTCTTTCCTCTACCTGCCAACCCTTGTCAATTGTGATTTCTACACCTGTTAAATTTGTTCCATTATAAAAAAACCTTTGCGATAACTCTGCAAATCCCATTATTTACCCTCTTTTAAAATTTAGATATGGTTGTAATTCTGTTTTAATCTGCTCTGCAACTTCTCTTACTCCACGCCTATCAAAAATTGCTGGATTATTTATATTTAATACAATTCCCTGACCTGCTCCAATTCCATTTCTATTAAGTCTTGCATTTACTCCAATGTCGGCGGAAATCTTGTCAAAAGTTAAATCTCCTGCAATTTTTTTGACTGAATCCTGCAATAGTCCTCTTTTAGCAAGCATTGTTTCTGACAACATTTTCATAAGATTAGGCATCCATTTGTCAGAGTCTTTTCCAGCACCTTCTTTTGTTGGAGAAGAAAATCCAAGAAAATTTTTAATTTTTGCTGCTGTATTGTGTAAAGCTTCTTTTAACCCTGCTGCTTTAGAAGTTATGCCTTTTATAAGACTGCTTATTAAATTTTGTCCCCATGAATATGCACTTTTAGCAATTCCACCAATAATAGAAGCTGCTTTAGATTTTAAATTATTAAATTGTGTTACTGCTTTTCCTGGTAAGCTTGATAATTTTGAAATAAAGTTAGATACAAAACTACCGATTTTGCTGATTAAACTACTTATCATTCCAGCTATAATTGATGTAGCAGTATTTTTAAGTGAATTAAATTTACTTATTGTGCTATTAATAAAACTAGATAATATGCTTAAAACTTTTGAAGGCAGACTTTTAAACCATCTAACTATAGCATTTATCATATCTGGGATTATGCTATGTCCTACAAGTGTATTGTAAAGAGTTTTGAAAAATTTAATTACTCCCATAATAAATCCACCTATTAATTTTCCAATTGCCATTACTGCATTTTGAAAAATACCACTAATAGCTTTCCATATATCAGTAAAATAAGCTTTTATTAAATTAAAATCTCCTGTAAATATGCCTTTTACAAGTTTAATCCATCCTGTTAATATAGCTAAAATCAAATTCACAACATTTGTTACAACTCCTAAAAGATAAGGAAATGCAGCAGCTAATCCATTAATTACACCAACTAAAATAGCTATATTAACAATTAATATACCTTTTACAATGCTTCCTATTCCTTTAAAAAGTATCATTAATGGCTCAGCTTGACTTTTTAAAAGATTCCAAGATTCAGCAAGTGAAGAAAAATCCAAATCTTTAAATGTATCTTTTAGTATTTTTGCAAATTCAGAAATTTTATTTTTAATATTTATAATTCCTTTTATAAAATCAACCAAAAAACTTGTATCTATAGTTTTCATTTCTAAGAATTTATCAAATAAAAATCCAAGAACTTTTATTAATTTGTCTTTTATATCTGTGTATACTTCTATTATTTTTCTTTTCCAGTCTGAGAATTTAAGTACTAATTTGGCAGCTTCTTTTTCTGTTAATTCAAAGTTTTTTCTTAATATATCCATATTTGCTTTATAATCATTTGAAATTATATTCTTAACTATAGATAATATATCCTTAAATCTATTAAAAACTTGAATAATTCCATTTATTTTTTCTGTTAATTCAATTAATTTATTTATAAATTTTGCAGCACCTTGTCTGCTCATATGTAAATTTTCCTGTAATAACTTCATTGCCTTATTATAATCTAATAACATTACTGCTTTTAATGCATCTATAATTGTTTTAACTGCATTAAAAGCACGTTGCAAGACTCCAGTTTTAACAATTACTATTCCAATTGCAGTACTTATAGAAGTAAATACAGTAACTAAAATGGCAATACCTCCCACAACTGCTATTATGGGTGGTGATAAAGCACCAATTACAGTAATCAGACTTGCTAATGTACCAATTAAAGTACCTCCAAATAATAAAATTGGGCCAATAGCACCAGCAAAAAGTCCAATTACAACAATTACTTTCTTCATATGAGTGCTTGCGCCTGCAAATCTATCAGACAAATCTCTAAAAAAAGCAACTAATTTTCCTAAATAAGGAGCTATTATATCGCCAAATTGTATTGCTATTCCTTCAAGAGATGATTTTAATAATGTTAATTGACCTGATAATGTATTATTCATTATATCAGCCATGTCTAAAGCTTTTCCATTACTATTTTGTATAGCACTGCTTAATTTATTTACATCTTTTTCAGATGCATTAATTACGGATAACCATCCAGCCATTGCGGTTTTTCCAAAAATTGCATCTGCTGCTGCTATTTGCTGATCTCTGCTTAATCCCTTGAATTTTGTCCTGAGCATGTCCATGACTTCAGGAAATTCTTTCATTTTACCATTTACGTCTAACATACTAATCCCAAGACTGTCCATTGCACCAGCTGCTTTTTTAGGTGGTGACAATAATCTTGTTAATCCTGCTCTTAATGCTGTTCCCGAATTAGAAGCTTTTATACCAGCATTCGCCATTAATCCCGCTGCTAATGCAAAATCTTTCATGTTGTATCCTGCTGTACCAAAGATTGGAGCTGCATATTTGAGAGTTTCTCCCATCATTGCAATATTGGTATTGGAATTACTTGCAGCTGCTGCCAAAACATCAGCTAATTTACCACTTTCTTTAGCCGATAGTCCTAATGCAGTTAATCCATCTGTTACAATGTCGGATACCATGCCTAAATCTTCTCCACTGGCTGCTGCTAGATTCATAATTCCTTCTAAACCTTCCATCATGTCTTTTGTTTTCCATCCAGCCATTGCCATATAATTCAATGCTTCTGTTGCTTGTATAGCAGAAAACTTAGTTTTTATGCCCATTTCTTTAGCTTTCTTCGACAACAATTCCATGTCTTTAGCACTAGCTCCACTAGTCGCTTGTACTTTTGCCATTCCTGCTTCAAAATCTGCACTTGTTTTTACTGCTGCAACACCCAAACCAACTAAAGGAGCTGTAATCATAGCAGTTAATCCAGTGCCAACGGATGCCATTTTACTACCTACAGTTGCCATTCCACTACCAAGTTTATTTAATTTTTCCCTCGTGCTTCCTGCTGCTGCTTCTACATTAGAAAGCCCTGATAATGCACCACTAGAGTCTAAAAGTATATTTCCAGCCATTCTAAAAAGTTCAAACATTCTTCACACCTCCTTTTTTTGGAAGTTTCCCAACATCATTCTTAGGATTTAATATTTTTAAAGCAGATTCCGCAATTTTTCGAGCTTCTGCGTAATCCGCTTCTTTTTCTGCTTTAGATCTGTTTTTTATTTTTGCACTATTTATTAATTTATTTTTATAATCCTCAAATCCAATAAAAGTATCTTTGTCCATATTTGGCAAATCTACAAGCCATCTTTGCCAAAGCTTTTCATCAATTATTTTTTCCTCTGCTACTTTTAAAATCTTTGCAGATTCTTTATAATGCATATTTAAAATTAATTCTGGGCTGTTGTATCTGGAATAGATAAGGTCGAGTTGCTTGACTTCTCCTTTTCCTTCTTCTTCGATGGAAAGAGCTTCGAAAAAAAATCCATCTCATTGTCAAAGATGTTTTTCCAGAGTAAAAATTCATTATGAAATCCTATTTCTTCAACTTCCTTTCCTTCAATCCTGTAGATACTTGCAATAAAATCTAAACTTTCTTTTTCTGCATAATGAAGTTTAGAAAAAATCTGATTAAAAAGCTCTATACCAATTTCTATATCCATTGTCATACCACTTATAGAAGGCTTTAAACCTATCTTTTCTAAGATTCTACTTAATTTAAAAATGTGTGTTCTATTTAAAAAATACATATATTCTTTGTCATTTATTATTAAATTTTCTTTTTCTCCCATGACTTTGTCATTTATTATTAAATTTTCTTTTTCTCCCATGATTAACCTACTTTCGAAATATCGTAAATTCCTTTGATTTGACACCTTATTAATTCTTCTTCTTGCGTAACTACATCTTGTATAGTTTCTATATTGCCTGATAAGCATATAGAGCCATCATCATAGCTTATATAATCTAGTTTATCTATCAATTCATCAACTTTATTCTGAAAACTAAGCTGATTTGCATCATTATCCCACATATCAATCATTATTTCTGCTTTCATCCCAGGACAATCATCTACAATGAAAAGCTCATATACTGCGAAAGGATAATCAATATTACCTAAAGGCATTTGATTGTATACTCTTTCGAATACTTCTCCTATAATGTTTTCGAATACTATTTTTATTGAATTAGTCCTATTTTTAGTAGACATTTACATCCCTCTTTTAAATGCTTGTTTTGCCAATACTGCTATTCTGCCTATATTTGCTTGCATTGCATATCGCAAAAACGGTCTAGCTCTCATCCTTCTCGTTCCTTCGTGAACGTACAAAGCATAAGACGCATTGTTTCCCAGTGTTAAAAAATTCTGACTTCCCATCTTGGATAAATAATATTTTGTCTTGCTTCTCAAATATCCAGTGTCTACAGGACACCTATTTTTTGCCTCTTTGACTAAAAATTCACCAATACTTTTTAGAGCTTCCCAACTACAAAGTTCTATCCATTTTTTAGCTCTATCAAAATTATTTACTGTAAAATTAACATTATAAGAGCGATTAGAAGGAACATTAACTCTATAAGCCATATTACACCGCCTTTACATAAGAATCATAAGTTAAATCTACTCTGATATGATGATTCTTATTAAGTGTATTTTTACCCTTGCCTTTTACTTTATATACTTTACCTTCTCCATCTTTTAGCCTGTATATTCCATTTAGATAGCCTAAATTTGTTGTAGAATATTCAAAAAATCCTTTATATTCGCTTTGTTCGCCTTCTCGTCCTCTTGAATTGTCTTGATTTGCATAAGATTGATTGATTACACCTCTTATAGTTGTTACTTCTTCCCAAGTTCCAGACCTACCACCTATTAAGTTTTTTGTGCCAGTCTGCTGTAATACTGTTATATCTGTAAAATAATCTTTTATAGCCATTTTAATCACCAATTATTTCTATAGCTTCTATTTGATTAATAAGTATAAGTTTATTGTCTTTTGAAAGATACCAATTGCAAACATTTTTACTACTAGACGCATATTTACCTAAAAATTTAGATCCATCTATTTTATTATCATCATCACAAAGCTCTATAATTATAATATTTCCACTTTTCATAAATAATTTAAATTTAGTATTCATATTACCTCCAAATTAAAAAGGCTAGGTTTGTTATTCCTAGCCTAATTTAATTTAATAATCTTGTGTGTTAATCTTCCAATCTAATTTCCCAAGGTGGAGTAGTAGGAGTTGCTGTTCCGTAGCACGCTGTAAAGTGTACATTACTTACAACATCTTCTTTATCTTTTATTGCCATTTCAATCTTACCATCTCCAAGAGCATTAGAAATGTATAACAATGCATACTTTCCGTCTTTTCTTTTGCCTGCCCACACTATATTGTCGTGATAGTCACCTGCTGCCACAGCTAAATCACCAGTTATTTTATGGTATGCTCCTTCATCTGATACTACACAACCGGCATAACAGTCCTCAAAATTCTGATAAGACAAGTCAAGTGTTTCAAATTCAATACTTGCAACTTCTTCAATTATTTCATGCATACCTTCAGTTGGTCCATACATACCGTTGTAATCAGTATGCATAAATTTTCTATCTATCAAATACTTTATATCTCCTTTTGTTGCTCCAATTTCTCTTTGGCTTGCTAAGCCATAATTTTTATATAAAATACCTATCCCACGAATTACATTAGTGGCGGTTGGTACGCTTGGCGTTACTGATGAACTCATTCAATTCACCTCACTTTCGTTATTAAACAAACTTAATTGCCCTCGCTGAAATTGCTGTTACATCTGTATGCTCCGTCAATCTTACTGTTACCTTTCCTGTACTTGTCGCATTGAATCTATGAGTAGGAAATGGACCAATTAAAAAATCCTCATTCTGTGGAATAGAAACTTCAACATCATGAACAGTTGTTCCACCAAAATTACATGCCTGAGGATTGTCTACAGTCGCGGTAATTGTCCCGGCATCTGCGTTTTTGATATGAATAATAGTATTACCATCATTTACAAACTCAAATCCATCTGTTGCTGTAGCTGCGTCGTATTCGCCAGTATCAGAATGTCCCTCCATACCTGTATATGAGCATTCCTCAGGTGTCAATGCTACTGTTGCCATAATATCACCATCCTTTTAATAGTCATATGTGTGTATCTCTTTTAAATACACGTTTTTGTACAACCTATCTAAACTAGACATAATTTTTTTTGGGAAACCGTAAACAAGATTTTCATCAGAATATGTGACAGCATAATCATCTATTCTTTCAGCTTTTAAAAAGGGGTCGTGATTATCAATTAGAAATTTTAACATCTTGGAGGCTGTGAGCTTTAATGCTTTTGGATAATCACTTAGATATATTGCAATATTAATGTCTACGGTTTCATCTATAATATCAATTCCAGATACAACTAACTTAGTACTATCTATGCTGTCTATCTTTGCATATCCGTTGTTTCTATCACTCTCATAAATTCTTATATAATCTCCTGCAACAAATTCACTATCAAAATCAGCAATAGTGATTGAATTGTCTGCATTTGCAAATATTACCTCATCTGAAATAATGTAAATATCTTCATTTAGAAAATGATTTTTGCAGTAATCACAGATAGAATTGATAACTAAAGGGATATTAAAATTTATAAAAGTATCATATGTTGTATCTGTCAGAAATAATAAAGTTTTTGCTTCTGTAAGAGTAATCATCTATCATATATCCTTTCATACTCTTTAATTTTTGCTTTACATTTTTCTTTTTCTTCTTTTGTCAAAGCCACAATTAGACGACGTTTCCATACTCTTAGAGGTGTCTCTGTTGCTATATTGTCCAACATTAAGTCTTTTATTTCATTTTCTGTCATGCTGTAACCTCCGTTATATAGTGCCTGCAACGAGGGTGAAATAGTGTAGATTCGTCCAGTTCTTGACCTGTCAAAATTCTACCCTCATAAGGTATACATAACTCACATATAGTGCCATGGTCGCTCACTTGGAATAGATTGCTTTTAGCATCTTCTCTTACTCTCATTCTCACTAATTCATTATTTATATGTGTTGTGTACATATTAGAATAAGTTTCTATATTCCATCTAGCTCCATTTTTTGCTGTAAATCCTTTTATTCCTTCATTTGCATAATCGTTTAACAATTTTTGCTTTAAAATAGGGTCGTTTGTGGCTTTTATCTTTGCAAGTACTGCATTATAGTCTTTCACTGCAATTTTGTACATATTTTGCATGTCTTGCTGATACTTTTTAATCATATCTCTTGCAGCTTTAGAATTATTTAACTTTAGTAAATGTGATTCATTTGCAGCCAGCAAAGAAGGATTTTTCATAAATTTTCTGAATTGAAAACTTTTACCTTCAGATAAATTCTTTAATGCAAGATTTGTAACTTTTTGATAGTACTTTATCGTATTTTGTAGCATTGTTTAACTTGCTGTTCCATAAGCAATTACACTACCACTAGCCAAAGTGATAGATGTAAATTCGCCGGGTATTCTTACTCCAGCTGTTACTGTCAAAGCTGTTATTGTTATGTTTCCAACAGCGGTAATAACAGCGTTTGATGTAACTAATATTGACGTAAATGTACCAGCATGAGCATTTGTATCACTTATTACTATTCCACCATTTTTACCTTCTTTTTCTTCAATAATCGAATTTATATTTATCAAATTTCCTTTATCGGTATTAGCCATTAAGCCAACACCTCCTTGTAAATTTCATTCATTTTCTCACCAAACTCTCTAAGAGATGGTATTTTTTTATTCTCAAATTTATCTAAATTTTCTATAGCACTCACAACTTCTTTTGGATTATAAACATTTACGGTCTGACTTGCTAACTTATTCCCAGTATGAGCGATAACTTTAAGCCCGCAACTTACAGCTTCTCCAACAGTTTGAGTTATAATTGAATGCGGTGTATATAGGAAATCACACGCCCTGTATATGTCTTCCATGGTATGAACTCGCCCAATTCTCACTCCTAAAGCTCCTATTTTTTCTATCTCAGATAATATGCGTTGTTCAGCCTCTTTAATTGGAGTATCTAGACCGAAAAAGTGCCATTTTAATCCTTTTATATTTTTTGCTGCATATAAAGCACCTACCATTACATCAAATCGGTCTATATCGTCCCTTCTAGGGTCGCAAATTAAACCATTTATTTCTCCTATGTAATTTTTCTTTTCTCCACCCAAACTTAAATCAAATTTCTTTCCAATTGCACTAAATCTCTGTGTGTCAATTGCAGGATAGTCTATAATTGCCTGTTTACCTTCTTTGCAGACTACATCATAATAGACTTTGTATTCAGGCCAAAAATGGATTACTTTTTTTACCCTAGGCCAAAAAGAAATATTTCCATATGCAGAATAAGCCAAATATTTAGGCTCTCTTAGTTCTTGTCTAAATGCTGCTGCTGGTCTGCCATGTATTACCCATAGCATTGGAACTTCATTTCTACAATACCAATTTTCTTTACAGTATGTATGCATTATTATCAAATCAACTTTGTCTAAAATACTGTGATGACTTGTTTTTATCTCCCATCCTCCGCGATTGTCTATTACTCCAACTTGTGGTTCTTGATATGTGTTATCTGGCTTTATTCCTGTGTCTACACAAAAGACTTCATTCCCATTTAGGTAATCAGCTTTCATCATATTCCTAGAAGCTTCATACAATCCACATCCATTTGGTCCAAAAGTTGTTACATGTGCTATTTTCATTTATCATTCTCCTTTGCAATGATTCCTTATTTTTTATGGGAAGAAGGCAAGGAAAGCCTTCTTATTAGCAACGTTAACCTATCCCATATATTTAAAGTTATCTTATATCTTATGTTGAAGGGAGTAGCAATATCATAGACATAAGATAACTGGTTTGCAGTAGTATGTAAGACATTGTTGCGTCAGCTTCTACTTTCATATAGCTTTCTTCTGAATTGTGATGCACAAGTGCATAACTTCTATCTGCATCAGCCTCAACTTTTACGTAAGACTGCACTACATCAGCTTCTACAACCATGAAAGACTCTACTCTATCACCATAAACTTTTGTATAAGACATTCCAGCATCAGCTTCTACTTTAGTGTAAGACTCAATTCTGTCACCGTAAACCTTGACATAACTCATGTCTGCGTCCGCTTCAACTTTCATATAGCTTTGAACTTCATCACCAATTACTACAGTAAAAGATTCATTTTGGTCATTTAATGCTTTCATATAGCTCTGGTCTTCATCTGCATTTATTAACTGATATGACCTTGTTGCATCTGCCTCTACTTTTGTATATGATTGAACTACATCGGCTTCAACTACAGTAAAAGATTCGATTCTGTCTCCATATACTTTTGTATAGCTCATTGTTGCATCAGCTTCTACTTTAGTGTATGATTCTATCCTATCTCCATACACTTTTGTATAGCTTTGAACTTCATCACCTATAACGATTTGATAACTTCTTTCTGCATCAGCTTGAACTTTTACATAAGACCTTGTTGCTTCCGATTCTACAGTCATATAAGACTCATCTGTTGTCAAATTATCTAAAATTTCTGTCAATTTTCCTTCCCATGTGTAAGTCAAATTTTTCACCTCTCTATGAAAAAAGGCAATAAAAAAGACTGTTAAGTCCTAATATTGCCTTGGTTTATTTTTATTGATTATTAAGTTGCTTTATGAACATATATTCCATTAACCTTATTAGCTGGGCAGAAGCAATCATGATAAATACGATACTTTAAAATATACCCATCAGCTGTCTGATTTGCAGCAGCATCAATTATATTACTTGTTTTGTACTTTACAATTGCCATTGCAGCAGGCTTATAAACTATTACAAAGTTTAAAGCGTCTCCACCAGCAGCCACACTATACCCATTTGTAGCACTAAAATCAAAATCATTATAGAATCTTCCACTTGGTACTGGAATAACAGGCATATTATTAAATGTTTTGATAGTTGTATCAATTGTTCCATTGTTTTGAGTTACATTGATTGTCTTGAAAAATTCGCCTGAATCTTCCATTGCTTGCTGAATTGCAGCACTTACAAATAATATTCTTTGTTCTTGCGGTACTTCTGCATTGTCTAATGTCTGAATACCTGTTCTAATTGCTGCTATAACATCATCATAAGTCAATGCGGCTGTTACTGTGTTGCCTGCATTTGTGCAAAGTACTTCAAAACGATACGCATCTAATTCGCTGTTTACATACACACGTTGAAATTCTGCTCCAACTTCTGCCATTTGTGTATATGCTTCTTTTTCATCTTGTGTATCAAGAAGAAATCTTTTGCCTCTATCCTGTGAGAACGTATGAGCAGCCCATGCGATTGTTAAATCACCATCATCATATCCTGTACTTCTGTTGTATGTTCCAAGCCCTTCAGCTGTAATTGTTTTTATATAAACAGTTTTTTCATTTGCACTATCAAATTTATATAAATTTGCAGCAGGTTCTAACACGCTTGTTACAGAACCAGCCTTATATACTCTATCGAGCATATCCAAATATTTTAAAGCATACTCTACGGTATTACTAAAAGCCATTTAATCAGCTCCAATCTTTTATAATTTGTCCATAAAAGAAAGATCTAATTCATCAGTGTTGGCAGGTGGTGGATTATCTCCACCTACATTTCCTTGTTGTTTATTTTCCTTTGTGATAAACAAATCAGCATAATTGGTCTTGATACTTTCTAGCTGTGTATCAAATCCAAATAATTTTTCATTGTCAACTTTCACATCATCCATATTTATTTTGTGTAAAAGGAGGTCAATATGCTTAGCTCCTGCATCAACAAGACTTTCTTTTATAAGACTTTTCTTTAATACATTTTCAATTTCTTTATTCTTCAGGTCCAACTCAGAATTAAATTTAGTTTCCAAATCAGCATATTTTGCTTTGAATGCTTCAGATTCTTCCTTAAATTTTTCTGATTCTCCAAGTAATTTTTTAGTTTCTTCTGCTTGTGCTTCTAGTGCTGTTACTTTGTCTGTTGTAGCTTTTAACTTTTCTTCTGCTTCATCTAATTTTTTCTTTGTACTGTTAACAGTTTTTCCATGCTCTTGCATTATTTTTTCTATAGTTTCATCTTCTAATTTTAATTCTTGTAAAAACTCTCTTTTCATGTGTTTTGCTCCCTCTACATTTTTTTACATGGTCTAGTCCATGCAAGGTTAATTATTTTACGCATAATTGCGAATATATAAAAAAGACCTATCTGGTCTTATTATCACTTGATTTATTATCTTTTTTATAATCCTCATCAATATCATCCATCTCCAAAATATCTATAGTTGGAGCTGGTTCTTTTTCTTGCATATAGCACCTCTTATATATTTATACATAGCCAATACATATATTTTAGGCTTGTATTTCCTTATTTTGCTCTTTCTGTATTGCTCTAGATGGATTACTTTGGAATGGGTTTTCATTAAAATTATCAATTTCCTCTTTTTTCTCTTTTTCTATTCTAGTTAATTCATTTTTTACATCAGTTACCCATGGATGATTATCCAATACTGTTTCCATACTTGTCATATTCATGCTTTTTAGGCAATTTTCTATTTGTTCAGTCTCATTAAAAATCTGAGACCTGGTAAATTTTATTTCATCATCTATGCTTAGCTGATAGTACAGATTTATTACCATAATTAATTGTTTGTAAAATAGTCTGATCTGCTTTTCCATATCAGAACATTTCATATCCAGATTAGCATATTTAGATTTTATCAGGACATTTGTAATATTAGAGCCTCCAAAATCCATTGCAGGGTCAATGCCTCTTCCCAGTATAAATATATTTTTCTGGATGATTTCCATTAAAACTTTTCTTGCTTCTACTGGAATATCAACTTTTACATAATCAAAGTCACCATTTTCATCTACTGGAATTACTTTATACTTTTTAAGCTGTTCAACAAATTTTTCTAAATCCTGCCCACCATAGCCAACTAATTTCATTACCATTTCTTGAAATTTCCTGACATTGTTTATGAATCCTGTTGAAATTTCATTGTAGCAGTCTAAAAGAATATCTATTCCTTCCAGATCTGATTCATGATTTTTATTATTATAAAGTGGAATAAAAGGTACAAACCCAAAACTTTTAGGATTTATTTCTTCTTCTACATCCCTATATTTTATTACTTCTAAATAATGATTTTTAGTGCTTACAGTGCCATAAAGTTTATTATCTTTTATGCTAAATTCAGTTACCTGCACATTGTCCCAAACCTGCACATTATATATTTTTTCACTTTCTTGCTTATCCTTATTTAATTCTTCATCTTCCCAGAAATATATTACTTTTTCTATGTATTTTTTATATTCATCATAGACAGAGATTGTTTGAGAATCATTTCTTATAATCCAGTCTAGCTTATTTTGTCTATTTATATATATCTGTATCCAGCCAATACTATCCATAGAGGCGTTTAAAGATACTTTATCGACTATATCTTCTATATTGAATTCTGTGGGAATATTAGGCTTGACTGTGACAGGCTTTGAAAGTGAATAATCTATTTTTTGATTTACAAGAACTTTAAACCAATTTGTATACACTTCTTGTGTGTTTTCTATTTGTCTGGTTTTTATTTGACCTTTGTCATAGTATTCCTGATATGCTTGGATTTTTTCAGGCTTGTAATAATAGTATCTACGCCCTTTGTATTCTACTTTTTTCTTTTCTATGATTAACTTGATTACTTTTTCTATAGATAATTCCATATTGGCTATTCCTTTTTATTTTAAAGATGATGAATCTGGAAATACAGTTTGTTTTATTGCTTTTTTATTTTTTGCTTCTGGTTCTGCTTCTTTTGCATTTATAAGTTTATTTTCTAATTCACTTATTCGATCTGACAATCTAGATATCAGACTAATAGTCAAATCTGCACTTAGATTATTTCTTTGTATATTTGCTCTTAGTTTTATTTCTTCCTGGTCATTTATCATATTTCTGTCTTTCAGTCTTTTTAATGTTTCTAGTGATTTTAACATGCTTTTTTTCCTTTCCATCCTAATACTTTTTTGTTGTAAATTATTGTATTTATAAAATAACGTATGTCATCCATAGCATGGTCAAACTCTTTTATTGGCTTGTCTTCTCCTCTCAAAGAGGCTTTTTCATCCCAACTATATGTATGAAATTCTTTTATCGTGTCTTTGCAACTGCTATCTATTTTTATTTTATCTTCATTCAATGCTGTTGAAGTGTTTTCTATTCCTTCACTTACATCATTTTTGGCTTTTATTACATTGAATTTTCCATACTTTTTTATTGTAGAAATAAAAGAACTTGCAGAAGGGTCTATAATTAAACCTCTTATATTTCTATTTCCAGCTAATTCTACAATTTTTTTGTAATATTCTTCATTGTCTAGCTGCTTTCCTGATTCTTTTCCACTGTAATAATACTCTTTCATTCTATGCCATATACTACTATTTAATCCCCATAGTCCAGCACTAAAAGCATTGTATACACCATAGTCAATTGATATATAATTCTGATCAAATGATTTTATAGTAGCTGTATTCATGACATGTCTTTTTTCATCAAACATGCCATAAATAATCCCTTCCGCCATAACCCACAAACCAAGAATATATCTTTTGAAAAATACACCTGAGAACATTCTTTTGTATCTATCTTTTACTTTTTCAGATAGAGTCAAGTTATCATCCATTGTAAAGTGTAGATAGTATATAAATTTTTCTACAGCTTTATCTATAAACTCAGTCTTGAAATAATGATATGGCCCTTGTGGATTGTCATTTAAAAATATTTTTGCACCTTCAACACTACATCTTCCAATCATTTGGTCAAGAAAATTTCTTGGAAATAATGGAGCTTCATCTCCATATGCTCCCGCTGCTGTCAAGCCTTGTAATACGTCTTGACTTGCTTCTGTGCTTGCTCCAAAAAGATAATATGTATTAAGACCTATGTCAATATAATTTTCAGAGCGATTATAATTATATGGCCAGTGCCATGTATTTAAAATTTGAAGCATAGGTTTAATTACATTTCTTTTTAATGCTCCCATGCTTTTTCCTGCTATAATAAAAGACTCATTATTAAAATTAGTCTGTGACCAATTCAGAAATGAATCTATACATGCAATTGTTTTTCCTGCTCTTATGCTTCCATCTGCAATTACAATATCGTAATCTTTAAATTTTGGATGTTCCCAAAAGAATTTTAATTTATTCTGTTTTTTTGAATACTGTTGAAACTTAAAAGCTGCATTATTCTTTTTCTTTGTTCTCGTCATCATCAAATACGCTATCTAAAAATTCTTTTGTTGGTCTTGTTGCTTCTAAATATTCTTTTATTGCTTTTGTTGCTTCTTCTGCATTATTTTCAGTATTCAATTTCTTTTCTTCAAGTTCAAGTTTCTTTTTATCTGTTTCAATGTTGTGATCCAGTTGTTTTTGTCTTTGTTCTGCACTAATTTCATCTTTCAAATCCTGTATACCTAATGTCTGTCTTTGCAATTTTTGAATTTTTTCAAATGAATTTACAACATTTAATAATTTTTTATCATTCAGTGAATCAAATGTAAATTCTTTTAATTCTTCTTTACTTAATCCAGTCTTCACTTTTTCAACAAATATATTAAATTCTTTTTCATTTTTTAAAGAATTGCCTATTTTGTATAATAGATATTCAGATATTTTAAAGTGATTTTCTAGTGCTTTTGATTTTTTTTCTGCTATTAAATCAATACTTTTTTCAACTGTTCTTTTCTCTATTTCTTCAAGTCTTTTATTTTTCTCTTGTTTCCATTTTCCATTATATGCTCTATCTTTCAAAGCATGATAAGAGATTTTGTGTTTATTAGCTAACTTTTGAATAGATATATTTGTTGTAATATATTCATTTTTTAATGCAATCCAGTCAATATATTTACTTTTTTTATTTTTGTTACTTGCTTGTTTATAGTAATTTATTTTATCCATAATTTAAATTTTATCTCAATTAATTTTATTTTATTAGTATCATTAATTCATTTCTTAAGTCTGATTTTTTTAAAAAATCACCTCTTAGTGTACTTGTTATTGTCTTTGTTCCATTTTTTCTTATTCCTCTTGTTGTCATACAGCTATGCTCTGCACTAATTATTATTGCAATATTATTTGTTTCTGTTATTAACTCAACTATTTCAGCTATATCATTTCCTATCTTTTCTTGTAGTTGTAATCTTTTACATATCATATCTGCTATTCTTGCTAATTTTGATAATCCAATAACTTTATTTTTTGGAATATAAGCTATTGTAATATTCATATTGTATATTAATGCCAAATGATGTTCACAAAATGAAAAACATGGTATATCTTTTACGATAACCATATCTCTATATTTTTCTATGTTTTCTAACTCATCATCAAAGCATTTATTAAACATTTTAGCTATATCTTGATTTGTAAACGTCATTCCTTCAAGTGTTTCCATGTAGTATTTTGCAACTCTTTTTGGAGTTTCTTTTAATCCTGATCTATCTGGATTATCTCCAAAAGCAATTAATAAATCATATATTGCTTTTTCAATTTTTTCTTTATCTATTTTAAACACTTCTTTCTTCTGGATTCCATATATATTTATGCTGTTGTAAAGCTAATTTTATATTATTCAAATTATTATTTATAAGATAATCAGCAATGTCTTTATTGTCAATATAATTAAATGCTGGTGTTATATGAATTTTATTATTATTATTATAAATTTTCACTATATCTAAGTTTAAATTTTTAAACTTATTTATATCATCAATAACAAACTTTAATATTCCATTTTTAAGATTTGTTATATTATTATTATTTATTTTATCAGTATAATCTAGTTTATAATCTAAAATTATATGTACTAAATCAAACAAATTTTTATCAATTTCAATGGTTCCATTCGTATATATACATATTTCTTTATTTAGTTTTTTTATTTCTGTAATCAATAATAATAATTCATTTTGTTGTAAAAAAGGTTCTCCGCCTGTTATTGTAATTTTATTAATATTTTCATTTTTCACCTCATAAACTAAAATTTTTCATATAATTATCTTTAATCTCTTGTGTTATTCCTATATATCTCATTGTTACTATTTCCTGAGAA